GCCGCTCGATGTGTTCCCCAAACGGGACTCCGTGCCCTTCGCGGAGCACTATGAGCTTTTCTTTTAGGGTGGGCACGTGCGTTCCCCTTTCTCCTCTTGTTGCCCGCACTTGCGGCGGCGGGCAGGGCCGATTAGCTGTTAGCTGACCTCGGTTATGTCGTCCTGACCGAGGCTAGCGATTGCGTCGTCTAGCCACTTCCTCTCGGCGGCGCGCGCCGCCTCCTCCGCCTCCTCAGCCTCTATGACGCTCTTAAGAATCTCTAGGGCGATCTTCCGCCTTACTACCTCTGTGCGATACCTGTCGTGAGACAGGCACCCACAGTTTCCTGAACTGCAGTTCAGTTCTTCCACCTTCCACTCCCCGTCGCGGAAGAACAGCGTTGGCGACATCCCCTCATCGCCGTACACTGTCAGCCGCTCGATGTGTTCCCCAAACGGGACTCCGTGCCCTTCGCGGAGCACTATGAGCTTTTCTTTTAGGGTGGGCACGTGCGTTCCCCTTTCTCCTCTGATGTTGCCCGCACTTGGCGGCGGCGGGCGGGGCCGTGGGCGGTTGCCCCGTGTCGTGGGGCCAACGCCTCAGTTACCGTCTGAGGGGGCCGCCCGCTTACCCGGTGTGGGCGGAGACCAGAGGGCGTCTGCTCTATCGTTGCGCCCCAGCCACGCTGGGATTGTTGCTCCCAGTGCCTAGTCAGGTTGGCCTGACACCATTGACTGTAGCATACATGCTAGGATGTGTCTATAAGTAGTTTTACGTGTCTTTTACTACGTACAGATACGTGGATTGACGACAATGCACCTGCTGCCCTAGGCTAGTGGTAGCTCAGCGGTAGCGTGGGAGTAGCATGCAGGGAGGCCAGGTACACCAGTGCATACACGACGGCCAGGTGCGGCAACTGCACCGCCTCTATATCAGGGTCGGCCGTGCCGCGTGGCGCAGCGTTGGCTGGATGTGCAACGTGTGTGGCGTCACCATGGATATGGCGTACCGTTCTGAGGCCGACCGTCTACGCCACACGGTAGATGAGGCCAGCTTCCCGCCACCTAGGTAGTCCCCTTAACTTAAGAGGTAGTGGCCCCTGGTATGAGGCCGCAGAAGGATATCAGACCCCAGGGAGGGGAGTCGGTTGACGTTGACGGCGGGGGTGTCTGGAATACTGGGTTCCGCGCGTTATAATGCGCGTGTGGCGCTGGGTGCTGGGAGTTGGGTTGCTGGTAGGGCCCCTTCCGTAGGTTTCCCCTGGGGCATCGTAAAAAAGAGGTGACTATATATATAGTCCAACCTAAAAAGGTGGTACACTGCGTCCAACCTAAGTGGTGATTTAAGAGGGGGTAAATAATGCCGCTTTCGCACAGGAGGGATGCGGAAAGGAAGCGTCGGGAGCGGGCTGCGAAGAGGGCGGCGGAGCGAGGGAAGGGGGGAGTAAATCCCTACAGGGGGAAGGGGTTAGCGGACGGGAGGGCGGCGGGGCGAGGGAAGGTATACCCAATGAGTGGAAAGGCGATGGTGGGATACATGAAGTATCTTGGGGAGCGTGGGAAGACGCTGATGTTTGTGGACTGGGTGACTGGGGAGATTTTGGAGGTTCCTGTTGGGGATTGGGGGTACTCAGTAGGTTCGACGGGGGTTGGGAGGGATTGGCGGAGTTGAGGAAGCGGGTGACGATATTGGAGGCGGAGGTGGTGTTGAGGGAAGCCGTGGGAAGGTACGAGGTTCCCGATCAAGGGGGCGAGTAGGGCATGAAAACTGAGCGTTTCATTGATTGTCTGGCTACCGTTCTGGTCGTAGTGCTTTTTGGGTTGTTCTACACGGTGGTGTTTGGGATGCTTGTGTACTTCGGGTTTCGGGACATGCTGAGTCCCTGGAGATGGGAGGTCTTGGTGTTGATGGTCATGGCTTTTTCCCTTATTGGTATAGTTCTTGTTCCTCTTTACGTTGTTTCCTATGGTGCATTGATTCGTCCGATGATAGAGTCATGGTGGAAGCGAGTAAAGCATGGAAGCTAAGGCGTTGGTGCTTATTGAGGAGCCGCTGAAGGCAAGGCGTGGGATGAAGGGACGTGAGTTGGTGGAGGTGGCGTACCTGGACGCGGGGGAGGGCATCAAGGAAGGCTGGCACTTGCTCAGGGCTGAGGAGCGTGAGGTTGTTGCCCAGATGGTGCGTTACGCTGGGGAGGTAAAACGGGTTGCCGAGGTGTTGGGGCGCACGGAAGACGCTGTGGAATGGGTCATAGAGGCGAGGCCGTGGGTGAAGCGGGCCATAGACTACTACATGGAGGTAGGGGTTGAGGCATTGAACAGGGTTATCGTGCAGCAGCATGTGAGTGAGGGTTTGTTGGACACCGTGCCTGCCGTGCTCAGGGGGCGTGAGGTTGCGGCAGAGACGAAACGGAAGACGGTACGGGACATGATGGAAGCTGGTGGGTATTATCCGAAGGTAGGTGGGGTGATGGTGGCGAACCAGGTCAACGTAAGGGTAGAGGTTCCTGAATGGAAAAAGTAGCCGTAAGGCCATGTAGGATTTGCGGGACTGAGTGCAAGGGCGCGATAACGGATGAAGGCGTCTCCCCTATGAACTACTGTGGTCAATGTATGGCTGACATGAGACTGCAACTGGAAAGGTCTCTTGGGGTACGCACCTATTCCTATGACAGCAGTTACGTGGAGGTGGACTGGGAAGAGGTGGCGTGGCTCCTTGCGCATACCCAAAACAACGTGTCTGAGAGGACGAGGGGTGTAAGGTTTACCGACAGGGAACTTAGGCAGAGGCTGGGATAATGCAGCAGCGGGTAGAGGTAGCACCTGAGTACAGGCCGCGTGGGTGGGCGTTGCCGTTGCATCGGAGCAAGGCGAAGATGAAGGTTTTGTGTGTGCATCGGCGTGGTGGGAAGGGGTGGTTTGGGCATCACGAGGGGTTAGCGGCGTATGTAGCGCGGCAGGCGAATCCGCCTCCGAGCATGAAGGTTCCGAAGTTTCATGCGTGGACGGTAGTGCCTACGTTCCCGCAATCGCGGCAGGCGGAGGGGGAGCTTGAGCGGTTCATACCAGAGTGGGCGAAGCCTGAGGTTCTGTGGAATGATAGTAGTCGTGGGCACAATCGTGCGGACCACACGTTTTCGCTTATTTTCCCTAATGGGGNCGGGTTTTGGGAGATAAAGTCGGCGCATGACCCTGAGGGGTTGCAGACGGTTGGGCTGGACTATTTGCACGTTCAGGAATGTCAGGACATAACGGAGGGGGCATTCAACAAGCTATTGCCCACGCTAAGAGACCCAGACAGGCTGGGTCTTTCTGTTTGGGAAGGGATACCGCCTGACGATCCTGGGCATTGGTTTGCGAGGCTACTTGCGTGGGCAGGCGACCAGCGGGATGAGGTAGCCACGGCTTTTTGGTTGCCGTACACGAAGAACAAGGACTTAGCTCCCGACGTGCGGGCGGCGATAGAGAATGACCGAGAGGTCATGTTGGAGCGCGACTGGAATCGCATGTACATGGTGGAGATTCCTGAGGGAAGCGGGCAATTTCTGGGCGACGTGGACGGGTGCATCGGCGGGCAGGAGATGATTGGGCCAGAGGATGGGCATCGGTACGTTATGGGGCTGGACGTGGCGAAGAAGGTAGACTTCACCGTCATAGCCATCATGGACATGGGGGAGCGGCGGCTTGTGTGGCAGCGGCGCTTCGGTGGCATGGACTGGGTTGTACAGGAGGAGGCCGTGATAGCGGCGGCCTCTCTATTTGGGGTAAGGCGCATCCTGCAAGACAGCACGGGGGTTGGCGATCCGTTCTTTGACAGACTGAGGCATAGGGGGTTGCCCGTGGAGCCATTTCTCTTTACCAACGAAAGCAAGTACAATCTGCTGACAAACCTTGCCGTTGCGGTAGAGAAGAGGACGGTGCGCTTCCCAGCGATTGCCCAGATGCTCCGTGAGTTGAAGGCGCTTAGGGCAGATAAGTTGCCCAGCGGCAAAAGCAGGGTATCCGCCCCCGACGGAACGCATGACGACTACCCAATGGCGTTGGCGCTGGCATTGTCCGTCTGTGACCCGCCCCCTGAAATGGCTGTCATTGGAACACTTGGCAGCAGGTCGTATATAGAGCAAGCGGCCAGTACGGGGTCAGATCGTGTTGGCAGCGGGGCATGGCTTGTGCGCCAGCAGATTCTCGCTAGAATGAAGGCGCGGCAAGAACTTATGGGGGTAACGTAATGGTAAGCGCCCCTGAACGGAAAAATGGCCTTTGGATACCTGGGTACGATGAGGGTGCGCCCAGGCTGGACGAGGTCATGTCCCTTTACTCAGACTATCTGACGTACTATCAGGCGTTCCATAAGCAGTGCGCCGGCGATGAGAACTACTACCATCGCAAGTTTGCCGTGGACGCCCCGAAGGGATTCACCCCAGTCATACCAGCGACGGGCAAGGCCATTGTGGACGTGGCAACCGATCACGTGGACGTGAATAACATCGCCATTGACGTGCCGTTGGCATCACCGAGGGCAGCGGCAAGGGCAGAGCGCATCCAGAAGTTCCTTATTGGCGCATGGGCGCAGACGAAAGAGCCTGTTTTGCGCACGTCGGTGCGCCACGCCTTTATGTATGGTATCGCATGGCGCAAGCGTATGTTTGCGCCAGAGCTTTGGCCCGATGCTCCCAAGTATGATGATTATACGGGAGATGGCGACTACAAAGAGGCGCTGGCCGACTTCATGGAGAAAAGAAGCCTCTCCTACCCTCTGGTCAGCAAGAATGTCAACCCGAAGAACCTGTTGTGGGACGACTCGCGGGCTGGGCGCAAGTGGGTCATAGAGTTCTACCAGCAGGATTCGCGGGACATACGCTACCGTTATCCTGAGTGGTTGCCGAAGTCCCAGAACCGCATGGCAACGTGGATGGAATATTGGGACGATACGTGGTGCATGTACATCGCTGACGGTGATGTGGTTTGGGGGCCATATCGTCACGGGTATGGGTTTGTGCCGTATATCTCCCTTATCCCCAATAGCTCGCTGGACTTTGACGACGGCCCACCTGAAACACGTTACCAGGGCATCCTTCACGCCATTACGTCGCTCATTGAGGCGGAGGCTCGCCTAGTCACGCAGTACGAGGCCATCATACGGCAGGTAGCGTGGCGTACATTGGACTTCTACGGGCCTCAGCAAATCGCTGAAAGGACAGCCTCTGAGTACGTCATGTTTGGTGGAACAAATGTTATCCCGCCTGGCGTAGAGGTCAAGCCGTCTCCTAGTCTCCAAGCTCCGCAAGAACTCCTATCGCATTTAGGAACGGTCCAATCTCTCATGGAGCAGGCCACGTTCCCAAATGTTGTACGCGGCTTGCGGCCTACGGGCGTTAGCACGGGGTTCGGCCTTTCAGTGCTCGCTGGTATGGGGCGGCTGGTCTTTCAAGGCATTGCAGACGGCTTGGCCCGCAGCATTGAGACTGAAAATAAGTGTATTCTCCAATTGGTAGAGAATAAGGTGCGCGGGCGGCTGACCGTTCACGCCCGCTCCGATGTGCATAGCTTTGACCAGTCCATCGGGCCAGACGATATTAATGGCTACTACGAATCTTCGGTACGCATTAAGGCAGAGGCTCCAGAGGAGCGGGAGCGAGAGGCGCTGTTGGCCTTACGGTTGTGGAATGGCGGGCAGGGCATCATAGACCTGTATGAGGCTCAGCGGCGATCAGGCGTCACAAATCCTTTGGAAATGCAAAACCGTCAGGCAGCAGAGCGGATCATGGCTGACCCGCAAGTGGCAATGGCGATGGCGCAGCAGGCCATGCAGATGCTTGGCCTACCTCAGCAAATGGGAGAGGCCGCATCGCTTACGGGCGAAGCGCCTGACCAGGTCGGTAACATGAACATTGGTGGGGCGCAGCTTCAACGGCCTGGCGAACGCAATGTGCAGCAGGCCCGTGTTGCGTCCAATATGGGGAACCCCAGCGTATTCCCGCAAGGAATGAGCGGCATGGACATGCTAGGGAATCAGCTTGCCATGCCAGGTGGTGGCGCAACGGACATGCCGAACGGAAGGACAGTCCCATGAATAAACCCCGTGACCCAATTCGTGACCCAATCAACCTTGCAGTAGATGTATTCAGGCATCGGCTAGAGCATTTCCGTCAGCAGATGGTTGTGTCTCAGGAGCCAGAACGTGTAATGCGGTTAGGCGAGTTGCCCGCGCAGCCCATCATTGACCAGATTGCCCAGGTCATTGCGAAGGAGTCCTAGATGCCTGTTATCACGCAACGAGGCCAAACGTCTGGCGGCTACTACGGCACGGCCCCAGAGGAAGAACGCATTGATGAAGAGGCGGGGTTGCCGATCATTGGAATGCCTGTGCGAGAGTTGACGGATTATTACGGGCAAAAGCCCCGCTCAGGCACAGAGAATGCGATCAGCAACTTCCTGAGCGGGGCAGGCCAAACACAGAACGTTGTTGCCTCTGTACCCGCACCCTTTGTGTCTAATCGCACGTACCCTACCGTGCCAGGTTCTACCGCACCGACGAAAACAGGTGGCGGAATAGGTGTATCCTCAGGCGTTCTTGGCACGGCACTGTCCACCACGCCAACAAGCGGCGGCGGTACAGGCGGCGGTACAGGCGGCGGTACAGGCGGCGGTACAGGCGGCGGTACAGGCGGCGGTACAGGCGGCGGTACAGGCGGCGGTACAGGCGGCGGTACAGTTGGTAAAATAATTGAAGCCTCGAAATCGCTACTCCCCGATGTCAATGACATAGACGAAACCGAGTTTGCGTCGCTCATCACGGAGGCTATAAAGGGCAGCAAGGGCACGTTCAACCTCGCCTCCCTTGCTAAGTGGGTGCTCCCAGGGCGCTTTGAGTTCCTGAAAGACCCGAATACGGGTGCTATCGTCTATGAGAAAGACCAGGACGGCTTTGATACCACCACGCCCAAGTACATCTGGCGGCAGGGTGGCCCTAGCTCACGGGCGCAATTTCTCATAGATATTTTCAAAGACTCCCTAGACATTGAACGTGAGGAGGGAATCCGTCAAGAGCAGGCGTCATCCGCTAGTCTTACTCAGCAACGGAACCTTCAGGCTCAGCTTCTTCAGTCGGCCATCAGCAATCCTGCGTCCTTTGCCGCTCTGAATTACCTGAGGCAGGGCAATCTCGCGCCCCTTCTTGGTGGACTGCCCAATATGGGGTTCCAACTGCCAGCATCCCCAAACGGCCAGCAGCTATTCCCAGGCGGGACTCCCACGCTGGGGCAACTACAGAGCGCAGGCCCAGAAGGGCAGGCTTTCCTTACATCCTTGCTCAATTATGGGGGAATGCCCACAAGCGAAATTATGCGTTCCTCTGGGGCTGTGACGCCAGGAGCTTTTGGCGGGATAGGAGCACCCATTGGCGGGGGGATAGAACGGCCAACAGCGCCCTTCACGTTGCCGCCGTCACAATGGGCTGGATCGGCGGCCCCGTCATTGGAAGAGCAGTTGGCGTTGCTGGAAGACTCCTATGCAGTAAGAGGTGGCGTGTAAATGGTTCAGGAGCAACAGCAGCCCACCTACGCAGACCTGATTCTGGCCCGCATTGAGGCCAGGAGACAGGCCAGGCGGCAGCGTGGCGCTGGGGAGGCTCCTCTCCTTATGCAGGGATCACCGATGCTCTCTCGCCCGACACGGGACATAATCCGTCAGGCGGCGCAAGAAATTACCAGCCCCCCTGAGTCGCAACGCACCCCTGCGAACACTATTCCTTTGTCCGTTCCACAGCAAGTTACGCCCCCTCCGCCATCTACCCTGGAAAAGGTAGGGGCGGCTGTTGGTGGTGCTCTTGCCCCTGCGCTGAACTTCCCGCTAACTAACATAGGTGGGCAGGACGTGACGCTTGGGAAGGGGCTTGCTAACATCGGGAAACTAGGCGTGAGCGGCGCACGTCATATAGGCGGCGGGCTTATGGGCGCTGATTTACCCATTCCAGAGGAACGAAACCCAGGTAAGCAGTTTGAGGCAGGCCGTCTTCCCTCTCCTTATCAGGGACTAGGCGAGTTTGTCTTTGACCCGATCAACGCTCTCCCCGGTGGGGCCGCGAAGAAGGTAGCCAATCTATCTCCTGCTGCAACAAAAGCGGCCCCTGCGGTGCAAGCGGCGATAGCCAAGAACGTTACCGCTCAGACGCCACTTGGCATCAAAAAGGCGGCGGTCAAGGCAACGGAGATGGTGGCGCAAGACAAGCCTGGGGTCATCTCGCTCATGATAGACCGTATCCCTGTTATTAGGCAGTTGCGCCGTATCACACGTCCTGGCCTAGATATGCCCGATAGCGTTCTTGTCGCCAAGAACGCAGAATATGGCGTCGGGGCAGAGTTGCGCACAACTAACTTCGCAATAGCACATGGAGTGGTGCAATCCCTGGAACAAACCTTTGGGCGTGGCAGCTCAAAGGGTGAAGCTGTCGTATCGGCCCGTTTCTTGGGCGGTGTAGACGACCAGTGGCCTGCCGTTGGGACTCTCTACGACATTGCACAGCGCCCGCACCTGTATGACTTGACGCCTGAACAAAAACTGCTCCTAAAAGACCTTGACGATAGCTATGCCATGTACTTGGACGACCACAATGCGTCATTTGGCGACGATATTGGGCGGTTCCCGTCGGCTCCTGGGGGATGGTTTCTTCCCAACGTGGACAAATCCGACTTTGCCCTGGAAATCTTCGGCGGCGACATCGTAGCGGCGGCCCGCTCAGGTGGAGCGGCAGCCCGTGTCTTTGGCACGGGGTTTGACCGCTGGAAGCTAAATAAGCTGTTTGTTCCTGTCACTGACATTAACCTGCTTATTATGCGCATGGACGAAACACGGGTGTCCCATGCCATGCGCAACACCTTCCGAGAAATCTCAGGCGGCAAGACAAAGGTGCAACTTATGGACGAATTGCACCCAGTCCTTGTTGCGACCAAAGAAGCTCTCAGAAAAGAGATGATTAGCCTGCGTGGGAAGATAGAGACGGCCATTCGCTTGCAGTCAACGCTCAAAGCTGGCGCACGTTCTGAGTTGACAGCGGCAAAGGCGGCTGCGCGGCGGGCAGAGCCGATGCTTGCCAGGATACAGGCGCTTGGGACCGACTATGGCCCTGAATTGTCTTATCTATCGGGACAGGTTAGGGAACTTCATATCGCTGCCACGAAACTCACTAAAGAGGGCATGGACTTGTACAACAAGTCCGTTGGGCAGGGCGTCAAACGGCAGACGCTTACCACACGGCTCCATGCTATTGCGCCCGTGCTGGACTCCCTGCGCAGAAGCTATGAGGCGGCAGACATACGGCCCTATCAGTTGGTGGAAGACGGCTTGTTCCGCTACTACCCATTTGCAGAAGCACAGGCTATTCAGAACGTGCGCAAGGTCTCCAGGAACGCCGCTGTTGACTTTATGCAGAATGTGACGGCCACGAAACTGAGTGCAGACCTCTCTCCCCTTTTGGGTATTCAAACGCCGATAGGCTTTTTGGCCGATCCAGTGGGTGTTTCTAGGGTATGGATGAAGCAGAACCCGCTTGCTCAATTATCGGTAGAGAAACTTGCCGAACTCATTACCCAAGACCCTAGAAGCTGGAAAGACTATGCCTTCTATGTGCAACGGCCAGTGACGCTTTCCGCAACACCGCAAGAGTTTGCAGGAGGCTTCCTAAGCAAATTGCCTGTGGTGGGCAAGAAGTATGATGAACTTAATAAGCGGCTTTACCTCCTTGTGGAGATACAGTCAAAGGGCCTCTGGGACTCGTATGTGGCTGATAACATCGCTCGCGGTATGACTGATACGGCTGCGAAGGTGGCAGCGGCGGATACTGTGCAGAAGGTCTATCCCCATTTATCGCCTGCCCGCTACGGCCAAAGCCCAGCACGGGCAGCGACGTTAAGGGCGATGACCACGTCCATATCCTTTGCGGTGAAGCCAGCGGAGATGATGCTGGACGCTATGCGGGGCTTTGTGAAACTCGGTGCTCTTCAACGGCCAACAGCCCGTGAGTTGGCCGGTGTTCGTGTCATGACGACAATGGCGTCTACCACGCTCTTTGCCTCGGTTACATCAAGTCTTTTGTCGGCACGTGTACGCGGTATAGATGAAGAGGAGGCGTTGGCCCAGGCGCTAAACCCTGGAAGTCGTCATTTCATGGCGCTAACGTTAGGAGACCGAACTATCCCGCTAGGAGGCCCGTTTAGAAGTGCGTTGAAGGCCATCTGGCCGCAAGAGGTGGAGGGATCGCCTGTACCTATTCCATTCTGGGGCGTGGCTCAGTGGGCGAAGTCCCGTGGACAGCCTCTAGGCGTAGCGGGCATTGACCTGCTGCGCAACAAAGACTTCTACGGCAACGAGATTTACGGTAGCGTGTTCCCGTGGAACATTGCCGCTGCTGTTGCATACGTTGGCGAGTCAGTGCTACCCATCAGCGTTGGGTCGGTAGCCACAGGGGTAAGAACGGGGCAAGGGACGGGCCGCATAGCTGAGCAACTAGGCGGTCAAGTCTTGGGCGTCAACATTCAAGAGAACACGGCCTATCAGGAGCGAGACCTGGCCGTGCAACGATGGGCAAGGGCAAAGGGGCTTACAGCTAAGTCGTGGGCTGACGTAACTCCCTCAGAGCAACTGGCCTTTGGTGCTGAAAATCCTGGCGTGGCGGCTGACCTGCGGCGCTACCAGGAACGGCAGGCCGCAAATGGCGTGGACTGGGCGGTGCGCAAGAAGGCGTTGCTTGACCTGGAAGACACCCGAATGAAAAGGGAGACCGCCCTTGAAGAAGAGTTCAAACGGCGTGAGATAAGCGGCGATACCTTCAGGGATGCCTATGGGGAAATCCAATTGGGGATCGTGTCCTCTAAAAAACAGGTGGATGCCGACTACCAACTGTACACGCAGACAAATGAAAGACCTACCGATCCCAACAAGGCTGCGCTATTTGACTACTACCGTCTTTTTGATGAGGCCAAGACGCCTTCTGGCCGTATGAATTGGGAGTTGTTTGACGAACGCATCACGGCGTTGGAACTGGCGTGGACTTCCTCCCAGCAAAGTTATGTTGACCAGAATACGGGACTTGCTGGACATCCTCCTCTTATTAAGGAGTGGCGTGACGGCAAGCGGCGCTTTACTGCCTACTGGTCAGCAGGCGATATGGTGCTTCAGGCCATTGGACAGGGCGATATGAAGAGCATCTATCAGCAGTATAAGTCCGCGCCTGGCCCTGTCCAGCGGGAGATAAATCGCACCAACAGGGCGTTGTTTGCCCAAGTGCAACGGGCAGAGGATAGTGCAAGGTCGCTGGCAAGGAGGCAGAGTCCTGAGTTAGACGCCTTCCTGATGCGCTTCGGCTATGTAACCGTGCCTGGGAATGCTGCTAACAGGTCACGGGCAACCTTGATAAACAACCTAAATGTGCCGCTACAAGAGGTTATGGCTACCACGGGTTGACAACTTACGTTAGGTGTGAGTATTCTTGACACGAATCATATCAACTCGTCCGAAAGGATAGGAGACGATGGGTACACAGCCTCAAAATGAACAAAATGAAGTCACGCAAGATCAATCGGCAATAGATGCCCAGCAGGACACCCTGGGGCAGCAACCGCCGCAATACGTGACAATGGAACAGATGCATCAACTCTTGGGCCAGCAGGCGTCAGGCTATGAACGTCAGATTGCTGGTTTGCAGAGCAAGATGGACACGGGACTTAACGCAATCCGAAGGGATACAAAATCCTGGGCTGAGTCCAAAATAGCCGACTTGCAGACCAATTGGGGTAGGGAGCAATGGTTGGCTGGGCTAAACGAGGAAGAACAGCGGATTGCCAAGCCCCTCTTAGATGAGATACGGCGGAGCCAACAACCCAAAGAGGCACAGGTAGAAGCCCCACCACAGCCAGCGCCACAATCGGCAGACGCTCAGGGCCAGTGGCAGCAAATCTACCAGATGGTGCGAAACATGGGTGTAGACCCGCAAACCCCTGGCATAGATTACCAAATACTCACGAATGGGACTCTTCAGCCAAATGATCGTGAGCAGAAGTTCTATGCTAGCGTATTTGCTGCAAAGGCTAAGGTGGCAGGTGTCCCACCTGCGCCACAAGCTCAGCAGAATCAACAACCGCCACGTCCCCAGACAGCCAACCCCCCTGTACAACAAGGGGCGGCAGGACGGGGCGCTGGCTACCGTAACGCAGACGACGTTCGTGACGCGTACATTCAAGGGCGCATTTCAACCGAGGACATGCGGAAGCAGATGCAGCCCTTCGGCGGCACTTAGGAGGTAATCAATGGCTACTGGTATCACCATATCATCCACAAGCAATATGAGTTCTGGGTCAAAGATTCTCGTGGCAAGCGCACGGGAGGCTTTTGAGCCTGCCGCTCCTGACCCTGACCTGATTGCAAGCAAGTCTATCCCCACGGGAACCAAGCAATATGACCAGCTTGTCTACGCCCGCCTGGGCCAAGCCACAGCATTGACGGAAGGCGTAGACTTGGCTCAATCCGAGCAATTGGTGACGAACGTCATTTCCATCACTCCGACTGAGCACGGTATCATCGCCACGCTGTCCAAGCGGCTCATCCGCCGCCAGGGAGACAGCGATGTGGTGGGAACTACAGGGCGCATGATTGGGGCATCGTTGAAGCGGCGTATGGCAAACGACGTGATTGCCCTGTACGACACGTTCACCAAGAGCATTGTTGGCGCGTCCGTTGGTCTAGACATCACCTATTTCCGTGGCGGTGTTGCCTATCTTATGACGGACAACAACACCGCCTATGGCCCAGCGCCGATGCCTGTCCACGCATCCCTGCACATTGAGCAAATCAGCGACATTGTGCTGGACCTTTCCGATCCTGGGACATCTGTGGGGAGGGCGGGCGCTGGATTCCCAGCCGAACTGCTGGAACGTTGGTGGAGAGGGAAGGACCGTCTCTACGGCGTAAGCATCTTCAACAGCGGCCTGATTTCCCGTGATGCTTCGGGTGACTCAAAGGGGGCCATGTTCCACCCAGAGTCCATGTACATTGTCATCGCCAACGAAGCCGACGCCGTGGAGGAGAAGGACAATTCTCTTCGGGCGACAGAGTACGGCATTTTCCAGGAGTGGGGCGAAGCACTGGCAGTTGACCCGCATGGCCTGGAAGTCTACAGCGATACAGCCGCAACGGTGTAAAGCATGACCACGCAGCGTACCGAGGAGGTCATTGGCCGTGACCAGGTGGCGACCTACACGGCCATAACGGAAGGGTTGAAGCCACTACGTCTCTGGGACTGTATAGAGAAACAGTGGATGCAACGGCCCATCCCAGATTATCTAGCCTACCAAGTTACGCTGCGCCAGGTAGTAATTCGGTGTTCCGCGTGTACCTTCACCACATCCTTTGAGGGCGGTGTGGGGGTACACGTGGAGCGGCTACGAAAGTCCGCTCAGGAGCATCAGGGGGCTTCAGTCGTATCATTGCCGCCACAACCAGGGCAAGGGATCGGTGCAACGCAATGCACTGGCTGTGGGGCAGTGTTCGCGGCACGTAAGAATCAGGGGCAGCGCCATTTGGACGCTGTCCTTACAGAGCCATCCACGCATCAATACGTGGAGGAGCTAAGGATCCTACGGTATAGCCTGGGGCCAGTAGAGCCAGCCATCTTGAAGCGCGCGGTCATTCTAGGGGCCAAACCGCCAGAGGCAATGGCTGGGCCTGTCGCTAGCCAGGTGGAACGGAGCCAGGTGGCGCAAAAGCGCAAGCGCCACCGCCGGCACAATCGGAGCAAGAAGCATGGCGACGCTGCTAACTGAACAGAGTGTGCAACTGCCCTGGGATGCGTTCCTTCCCAAAGGGACGTCGCCCAATGTGCGCCAGCATATAGAGCGGTTCCGTGAATCGGAATGGCCGAATATCAAGCGCCAGCTAGGTCAGGACTTCCATCGGGTTATTCCTGACGGCTTGGAGCCACATTGGGTAGAACCTGGGCGGGCGATCCTGTGGCAACAGGACATCGTGCGCCAACGGAAAGCAGTGACCGACGCTGACGGGCGGCAAACGTTCGTTACGGAGGAGGTCAAAAGCCCGTGGAGGCCCATAGGCATGGGCGTTGCGTGTAATACGGCCTCTGCCATTGCATCCTATCTGAGCAAGGGGTTCCGCCTGCGTCCTCCTGTTGAGGGAGTTGATGCGGCAGCGTTGCAATCCGCCGTTCCCTCTACTGCGCCCCTGGCAACACCCATACCGACGCGAACCTTTAAGTGTAGTAGGCATCCCGAAACGCACGAATATGGGACATGGAAGGCATATACAAGGCACTGTGTTTCTTCTAGGGAAACCCTAGAGGAGAAGCCGCCCGAAGAAGTCCTACGGCTAATGGCGCAGTCCAAGTATTTCTGCGCATTGCACATGCAGGGCTTCCAGACTGAGAAAGCGGCACGACAGCATATCACATGGGAACTGAAGAGGTCAGGCCGTAGCCTGCACCCAGTTCTCAAAGACATGGAGGTCAAGCGATGAGTTTCCCATATGCAAACGAAGAATCTATCAGCGTCACGCACTTCGGGATCACTGGCGCGAGCCTGACTGTTACCGAAACCATCGGGACGCTTCCTCTTCCCGGCTTCATGGTTGGCAGGCCAGTGGACGTAAGCGGCATGGAAGTAGCCATTGCCATTGCCCTGAACGGGGCTACGACCCATGTAGGGCAGTCCATCGCAAGCGGCACGACCACAACGGTCTTCAAGCCCTACGACGGCGGTACGTCGGCGTCGGCGGCGTCGGACAACAACGAACTGTTCGCCGTCACCGACTTCTCCAACTCCCTCGCTGGCGGTTGGACGGCGCACCAGGCACGGAAGGCCGTTGGCACGAGCACCACTGACCTTGACGCTGACGACTGGGTAAACCTGGACGTGGCTGCAAATGCTGCTGCCGGTGCGGGCGCAGCCGAGATTGTCATGAACGCGTTCTTCGTGTACGGCGTCCCAGGCGCACCCGCATAAGGAGCACAATGGAAAAGGACGAAAAGGCACTAGACCATATCCCGCCAGAAGCCATGACCTACCGTTACTATGTAGAGGCAAGGAACGGCAACAAGAGGGATTACGTCTATGATTTCTCTGTGGCACGGAAATGCCCGCATCCCAACTTGGTGGCTACGGCGATAGGCGGCAACACGTATCGGTGTACGGAGTGCAACTACTTCTACACCATCGTGACCGCCTACGCCGAGCCGATGCACCTTGCCACGGTGAAGGCGGCGTATCAATTGCTTCACTTTGGCAAGGAGTTTGGAGTCCATGCCCTACAGGAAGTCTTACGGCAACCACACGGGCAAACGGATGGGACGCCACAAAAGGGGGTTATCCCCGACGGCATGACGCTTTCCGATGCTCTGCTTGCCCTGGAATCGGTCAACGTGAATACGCCAGACCGAGGGGTGGCAGAACTCTCTGCATTGGTGGCGTCTGTTTGGCCGTCAGAAACAGAGTTGAAACGGCGTATTGTGGCGCTCAGGGGTAGTGACGCTCCTGGGAAGAAAGAATACGCTGATAAGCTAGAAGGCATATTGGAGGCAAGGAATGCTCTCACAGGGGCGGGCGAAATGCCCTCTCTGCCAGAAGGTGCAGAGCCGAATCTACCGCAAGGGGATTCGTGAAGACCCTGAACGGCTAGTCTACGAATGTGGATTCTGTGGACTGGTCTACCTGGAAAACAGAATAGCCGACCTGAAGGAATACTATCGTTCCGTCTATCGCAAGACGCACGATAGCATTCCTGGTCAGCAACTTACAGCGGAGCAACGGTTTCACATTCAGTACGATCTAGCGCGGCCTTCGGTGAGAAAGTTCACCAGTGAAGTGCCGCCTGGTTCGTCTGTATTAGAAATCGGCTGCTCCGCTGGTGGTTTTCTTGGGCATTTGGTGCAGAAGGGCTACGATTGTTTTGGCAGCGAGTGGAACCCAGAAGACGCCGCCTTTGTGCGTGAGGTTGGCGAGATTCCCTGTGAAGAAGGCGATCTTGGCGACATCTACCCTGGCAAGAAGTTCACAGCTATTGTCGCTATAGCGACAATAGAGCACATCGCTGACCCAATGGCCTTCCTGCGGGCTTGTCGTGAGCGGCTTATAGGTGGTGGCTGGCTTTACCTTGAAACGCCTAATCTGCAAGACGCACTGCTTTCCATGTATGGGTGCAAAGCGTATGCAGACTTCTGGTTCAGGGAGCCGCATATCACCTATTGGAAGGCGGAGACGCTGGGTGCGGTGGTAGCCGCCACGGGCTTTGAGGCTCGTGTGTTCTGGTATCCACGGTACGGGCTGCACAATCATGTGAACTGGCTGCTGAACGGCAAGCCAATGCAGGACGTGAAACAGGCACGGGGCAGGCTTTCACCAGTGCCAAAGACAAATCCAGGGGCGGGCGCATTGAATCGCATCTGGGATCAACTGGACGAAGAATACCGAGTCCAGATGGAAACCCTTGCGGTTGCGGATACCCTGACGTGTATGGCAAGAAGGCGTGAGATATGAGCGATGTGCCTTCACTGCGTCACCTGATAACCGAGGAAGACTTGAACAAAGAGTTGTTCGGGATACGGGCCTTCCCGATGCGTGAACAGTACCGTGACCCTACCAATAACTGGGGCATGGACTTTGGCATGGAACTGCCCCCTACGTGGTTGCAACAAGTGCATAACGCCTACGCTGGGAAGCGGTGCTTTATGCTTGGCACTGGGCCTTCGTTGAAGGCGCAACTCGCGCTCTTACCCAAGTTAGCAGGCGAATACACGTTCACTTGCAACCGCATGAAACTCTGGGGTGAATTACCCTTTACGCCTTTTGTTCATTGCGTGACTGAGCCTAACCCCGTCATCAACTTCGGCCAGCGTATCAAGTCGCTTTATGACTTCCCTGGGGCCAAGAACAAGGTGGCTTGTATCTGGTGGCCTGTGACAGCGAAGGGTTGGCTATGGATGCCCAAGGCCAGTGACGATATACAGGTGCGTTGGAACGGGACGTGGGGGCTAGGCGACCATCTCCCGCCTGTACCGACGGCCTGGGCGTCGCCGTTGACCATCACGCAGCTTGCTCTATGGATGGGCTTCTCTGAGGTCTACTTGCTGGGTGTGGACACGACGCAGCAAGGGCAAGCATGGGACGTTGACCAGGGGCGCACGGCCAAGCCACGGAGCATACGGAGCATCCTGGAATGTGCAGAGCGAATGAGCCGCGACATCAAGCGTAGTGGGCGGCAGTTCTGGGACTGCACTCCTGGGGGACGGCTGAACAGAGAGGGAGCCATAGCGTACAGGTCGCTAGAGGAGGTGCTTGGATGACTGAGGTGTTCTTGTGGGGTTTCATATTCTGGGACAGGAGACGATAGATGGAGCATCCCAACCCTATCAATGCAACGGCGTGGCACAACATCGGCTCAGGCCGCATCTTCATCTTTGGGACAGGGCCTTCGTTGCTGCAACAGAAGGGCTTGCTTGGCAAGATGCGTGGTGAGGCCACCTTTGCCTGCAATAGCCTGCCTCGCTGGAAGGACTGTCCGTTTACCCCAACGTACTACGCCGTCACGGACATCTATGGGGAAGAACTGTTGCGCAAGTATTCCTGGCCTGAGTTAGCCTGCCCTAAGTTTCATATCGGGTGGGACAAAGAGGTGAGCATCCCTGAGTTTTTGTGGGTGGAAAAGGCGACAGATAATGTTCAGGTACAGAGCCATGGCTTTGTGGGTTTTGGGAGTGAATTGCCGCCAATCCCTACAGGCCGCACGTCGCCCCTAACCATGTGCCAGCTAGCAGCGTGGATAGGCTATCGGGAGTTCTACTTTCTTGGCATAGAGCAGAGCGATCACGGGTATGTCTACGATCCCGCATCTGAACTAGGGCATTCAGGGCGTGGGGCTAACTACAATCATCGTTACCTCCTGGCGGTGCAGAGATGCTTCGCACGGGCAAGAGCCGATATAGAAGCGGCAGGGGCTTTGGTGTACGACTGTACCCCAGGCGGATGGCTCAACCGCACGGGGGAAGCCAAGCGGGGCGTTGGGCATAAGGCCGTGTTGGAATACAAAAGGCTTGAAGAGGTGCTGCAATGACGTTCTGGGCGAATCAGAAGGTGGTGGTCACTGGATGTTCTGGTCTTATGGGAGGCCATCTTTGCAAATTACTTCTTGAAGAGGGAGCCTACCTTACTGGCTATGACTTGACTGGTGAAGGGACGCTCTCCTCGCACGGTCTAGCAGGGCAGTTCCCTGTAATTCAGGAGGACATCCGCAATCGGGAAACGTTGTACAGGGCTATACGCAGGCATGGTGTCGTGTTCCATTTGGCCGCCGTCAGCGGGGTTGAGGCGTCCAAACAAAACCCCAAGCGGGCGTGGACAGTGAACGTGTCTGGTACTGGGGTGGTGCTGGACACGTGCAAGGCGGCAGGTATTGACGGCGCGGTGGTAGTGGCGTCAAGCAATCACATCTATGGCTTTCAAGAAGCGTTGCCCGTACCTGAGACGGCGCAACTGAACCAACTGGACACCTATTCTGCCACTAAGATAGCTGTAGACTACATGGCCCGCTCTTACGCCCATAACTACCGAGTGCCCACAGTCATCATGCGGAACACGAACTGTTTTGGTCCTCACGATCCGCACCGTGACCACATTGTAGGTGGGACGCTCTACGCTCTTGTTCAGGGGCAACGGCCAGTGATTCGTGGCACGGGTAAGACGAGTAAGTCCTACTTACACGTGGCCGATGTTGCCCGTGCGTACATGGCGGCGGCGGAATGGGAGGCAGAGACAGGGCGGTGTGGGGAGGTCTTTAATGTTTCTGACAAGCCGATAAGTGTACGAGATTTCGTTGACCTGATGTGCCAAGCTACGGGCCATGCAGACTTACTGCCAATCGTGCTTGGGCAGGGCAATGACCAGAACAACGAATGGATGGACGATACCAAGCTAAGGACGTTGACCACATGGAGACCGCGATACAGCCTAGAATCCGCAATCCAGGAGACGTACCGATGGGTGGTGCTCTCACAAGAGATGCTTACCAGGGAGAGCGCCTCTTTGTTCTCGGCACAGGGCCTTCGCTCAAAGATTGCAAGCTAGAGGGGCTGAAGAGCGAGTACACCTTTGGCGTCAACGGCTTATGCGCATGGAAGAACGCGCCAAAGCTGACGTTCTATGGCCTGAGCGAGCACGGGTCATGGGAGCGATGGGCGACACTAGCACGGGATACCTTTGGCGGGGCTACGTTCATTGGGGCGAATCAGGGACGCGCTCAGGTGAATGGGTGGTACATCGTGGACAGGCGGTTCAGTTGGCCGTTGCATGGTGGGCATTTTGGTGGGCGGGATGCTGAGTTTACGTGGGTAGCGATGTCGTACTCAGTGGTCTACGAGCTTTGCCTACAAGCAGCCTTCTGGCTTGGCTTCCAGGAAGTCTATCTGCTAGGCTGCGACCATAAAGGCACGGAGCATGTGTACCAGGGTCACAACAAGTACCAGCCTGCACATCTGAGCACCCTTATCCCAGGGGTGCAGACGTGCCTGGACGTTTACAGCCAAGCAGGTCGTAAACTCATAGACTGCACCCCTGAGTCGGGCATAGGAATCATCCCCCATAAAGCGTTGGAGGAAGTGCTGTGAAGATAGAAATAGAA